GGCATATTATTGTACCTGCAAAAGATGTAATACATTTATTTATGCCACTAAGACCAGGCCAGCATAGGGGCGTACCATTTTTAGCAAGTGCAATAAATCATTTACATCAGTTAGATGGATATATAGAAGCAACTGTTGTAGGACAACGTGCAAGTAGTGCATTAATGGGATTTATTACAAGTCCAGAAGGTGAATTAGATGCAGGTGGTGAGGTATTTGATTATGAACGTGTTAGTGGATTTGAACCTGGTACTTTCAAATATTTAGCACCAGGTGAGTCTATATCTGTACCTGATTTAGATAAAGCTAATGGTGAGTTTGAACCATTTGTAAGGTCAATGTTAAGAAGTATGGCTAGTGGTTTAGGCTGTAGTTTTGAGGCTATTAGTTCTGACTATTCACAATCTAATTACAGTAGTAGCAGATTAGCAATGTTGCAAGATAGAGATCATTGGAGAACAATACAAAAAATGTTAAAAGAAACTTTTTACCAACCTATATATGAATACTGGTTAGAAATGGCTGTATTAAGTGGCACATTAACATTGCCTACATATTCAACAACACCAGAAGTATATGAAAAGGTTAGATGGGTATGTAGAGGATATAGTTATGTAGACCCACAAAAAGAAGTAGCAGCAATGAAAGATGCAGTTAGGTGTGGATTTAAAACATTAACAGATGTTGTTAGTGAAAATGGTGGAGATATAGAAGAACTGTTAATTGCTAGACAGACAGAACTGGCAAAATTAGATGAAATGAACATTATTACAGATAGTGACCCATCAGCTACTAATAAATCTGGTGGTAGTCAATATAAACCTATAAATACTGTAGATCCTTTTGGTGATACAGATGCACCTACTGGTGAGGATGCAGAAAACGTAGCGGATGGTTCAGATGGCAGTTATTAATGGCACAGAAATAGATCTTATGCCTACAGCAGGTATGAGGGAAGAAGCACAAAGATATAGAGATTGGAAAGCAGAAGGTAGAGCAGGTGGTACAGAAGTTGCACGTAGAAGGGCAACACAAATACTTAGTGGAAATGAACTTAGCCCACAAGTTGTAATTGAAATGTCAGCATGGCACGCTAGACACGCTGTAGATCAGGAAGCAGAAGGATATAGACCAGGTGAAGAAGGTTATCCAAGTAAAGGTAGAGTTTCAGCCGCAGCATGGGGCGGGGCAGCAGGTAAAAGTTTTTCTGATGCAAAATCAGCTAGAATAAAAGAATTAAGAAACAATGATGCTATGCCTAAAACAAAACGTGCAGCAAAACGTGCAGAACCAGATGAATTATCTGTAGGTGATTCAGTTAGATGGAACGCTAGCGGTGGTATTGCAAGAGGTGTTATAGATTCTATTGAACGTGATGGAACTATTAATGTACCTGATTCCAGTTTTGAAATTACTGGTACAGAAGATGACCCTGCTGCATTAATTACTGTCTATAGAGAAAATGATGGCGAATTTGAGGCAACAGATGTAAAGGTAGGTCATAAGTTCAGTACATTAACTAAGATAGATTCATTAAGAAGTGTTACAAAAGTATTAAAACGTAGTGGTGAAACATCTTTTTCTGAGAGAGAAGAAAACACATACGAATTTAGTTTTAGTAGTACATACCCTGTAGAAAGATCATTTGGTACTGAAATACTAAGCCATGACGAGGGTGCTATAGATTTTGGAAGGCTTAATGGTGGGGTAGCACCAGTGTTATGGAATCACAATATGGATTCTGTCATAGGTATTGTTCGTAACGCATATCTTGATAAGGAAAAGAAGAAAGGTCGTGCAGTTGTTGAATTAAGCAGAAATGCAAAGGCACAGGAAGTAAAAAGAGATATAGATGACGGCATTTTAAGTGCAATTAGCGTAGGATACCGCATTTTAGAAATGGAAGAACGTGAAATAGATGGAAGTAACGCATTTTTAGCTACAAGATGGGAGCCACATGAGGTATCCGTTGTTGCATCACCTGCTGCACCAGATGTAGGCATATCTAGAGGATTAATTGATGAAAACACTATGCCTAGTGTTAAAAAACAAGATATGATAGACAGTAAGCGTGTATACGCAGCGTCTACTGACGCACAACAGCCCAATTCTAAAAAACAATCAACTATGGAAAAAGAGCAACTTGATCTAGAAGTTGTGCGTAGTGAAGCTACTAAAAAAGCAGCATCAGCAGAACGCACAAGAATTAGAGAGATCAACGCAATGTGTTCTAAGCGTGGTTTTGATGACCTAGCAGAACAGTTAATTAACAATGGTTCTTCTGTAGATTCATGTAGAGCAGCTATCTTAGAAAGAATAGATGCAAAGCCTGTAGAAACAGCAAAGCCTATTGAAGAGCAGCTTTCACCAAAAGAAAGAGAGCAGTATGCAAGAGACTACAAAATTACTTCTGGTATCAGAGGTCTTTTAACAGGTGATTGGTCTAATAAAGCATCTGGTTTTGCTAGAGAAATTTCACAGCAGATAGCAAAAGATTCACAGAGATCTAATAGTGCATCTTCTTTGTTTATTCCTTATAGCTCACTTGCAAAAAGAGCTACATATGTAACTACTGGTGCAACAACTGGTGGAAATATCGTAGCAACAGATTTACTTGCTGATGACTTTATTGAAGCACTAAGAAACAGCACAGTAATGGTTGGTTTAGGTGTACAAACACTTTCTGGTTTAGTAGGTGATGTTGCTATCCCTAGAAGATCAGGTGTTGCTTCTACTGGCTATCTTGCTAATGAAACTACTGCACTATCTCAGGCAGAAAGTACATTCGATCAAATCTCAATGACACCTAAGACTTTAGGCACATTATCTAAGTTTTCTAGAAATATGCTTATACAGTCAACCCCAGGAATAGAAGATCTCGTGAGGACGGACATCCTTGATGGTATCAACGTGGGTCTTGATCTAGGTATCTTAAATGGTTCTGGTTCATCAGGTCAGCCTACAGGTATCATGCAAACATCTGGTATTGGTTCTGTTGCAATCGGTACTAATGGTGGTGCTATCACAGTTGATAAGCTGATTGATCTAGAAACTGCAATCATGGAAGATAATGCAGGTGTTAACGCTGATTCTATTTCTTATGTAACCAACGCTAAAGTGATGGGTGCAATTAAGAAACTTAAGACATCTGGCGGTGAGTACTTAGTTAACAACAACCTACAGGCGTTAGGTAGAGGTGCTACACCTGTTGCTGTTAATGGTTATCCTTTAGCAATGACTAACCAAGTACCTAGCAATCTAACTAAAGGCTCAACATCTGGTACTTGTTCTGCTGTTGTTATGGGTGACTTCTCACAGTGCATCTTAGGTTTATATGGATCTGGTATCGAAATTACAGCAGGTGAAGACGGCGATGATTTCAGCAAAAATCTCGTAAGTATCAAGGGTGTAGTTGCATTTGATGTTGCTGTTAGACACGCACAATCATTTGCTGCAATCTTAGACGTAACCACATAATTGGTTTACTATATGGGGTAGCTATCTACCCCTTTTTTTTATGAAAATTAAGTGTTTAAAAGACGTTTGTGCAAGTGGTGTTGGTTTAGAAGCTGGCAAAACTTATGATCTATCTAGTGCAGATGCTTCTTTTCTTATCAGTATTGGTAAAGCAGAAGAATATAAAGAAACAGCAAAACCAAAAAAAACAGTAGCATCTAAAGCTAATGCAAATAAGTGAAGATCAAACAGTATATTTAGCTGATTTTGGTGTTAGCTGTACATCAGGTGGAACTACTGCAAAAGCAATATTAGAACAACCTGATTTAGTTTTAGCTGGCAATCAGATTATTAGTACTGATTATCAACTTACTGCAAGAGTTAGTGACTTTGGTAATTTAATTGCAGGTGCATCTATTACTGTTGATAGTGTTGCATATACAGTTAGAGAAGTTAGAAAGTTAGATGATGGTGCATTTTGTGAAATTGCAATACAGAAAACATGACTACTAAACGTGAACAGATCATGGCAAGGTTACTTACAACACTTGCTAATACAACAGGAGTTAGTACAAGAATTTACAGAAGCAGGGTAGTACCATTAACTAGAGGAGAATCACCTGCATTAGTACTTGAACCTGTTAGTGATACTGTTGAACAAAATACATCCCTACCTACACTTGACCATTTTCTAACAGTAAGGATAAGTGTAATAGTAAGGGGTGATGTGCCTGATAATGTGGCAGATGCAACTGTAGAAAGTTTGCACAGTAAAGTAATGGCAGATCTGACAGTTAATAATTTAGCTATTGATGTACAACCATCTGATACTTCTTTTGAATTGTTAGATGCAGATCAGCCTGGTGGTGTTATTGGAGTGGAATATATAGTGCGTTATAGAACAGAAATAGACGATTTAACGCAATAGATGGTGTTTATTGCTAAAAACCTATATTATATAAACATACTGATTTAATGTAACAATGCCTAAGCTACACAGAAAAAGAAGCATATTAGCTAAAGCAGAATCTAGTTATGGCACAAACCCTACACCTACTGGTTCTGCTAACTATGT